GCTATATCTGTCACAGTGATTGTAGACGATCCGTTACTTGCAGCAAAGGTTACATCTCCGGCACTGGTGGTAGAACGAATGGGTGTGATGTCAGAGAAGCTACCGCCGTCTTGATTTAGGTAATACTTCAAGCTTGTGCCGATACCGATAAAACGTCCGTTGTCCAAGGCTACCCATGGGTGCATGGCTCGTGCGGTTCCAAGGTACGAGAACCCAGAAAATTTCTCCCAACCACCAATCTTCTCAGGCATACCAAAGCGAAATCGCACTTTGTCTACATCAAACCAACCGCCCTCATTTGTGTAAGAGGTAGTCTCTCGATTGACACCTGGTTTGAACTGAAGTTTGGTTAGTGGCATCTAGCATCCTATGAGTTAAGTGCGGTCAAATCATCCCAAACACGTTTTGCATGTGCAGCAGCATCAAAGGAGACTTCGTTCCCGTCTGCGTCTAAATCTTTCCAACCACCCGCTGATGCCTGTGCCGCAAGATATGTTTGTAAATTAGACTGAGAAGTTACTTCTTCTATCGCACCTGATATATCTGCGCCATCGTCTGATATACCGATCATAATCCAATCTTGTGGACTAGCAGTGCCGCTATCTGCAACTGGATACATACCGCCTGTTGACTGTGATACCCCAAACTTTAACCAAGTTGGTATCGTGCCATTTGATTCAAGCCTATACTTAACTACTTTATGCGCCATCTGTCTTGTCCTCTAGCTGTGGAGTGTTAGTCAAAGATGTTCTGTCCATAATATCAAAACCACGACTGTTTGCAAAGTCTGTTGGGCAGTGCGCCCACTTTTCTGCACAAGCCTCCAACCACTGTACTGTATGATGATGCTCTGGTGCTTTGCCTTGTTTAATAATTTCGTTTTCCCACTGTAGATACGAGAACACTTCTGCCTGTGCTTGCGCTGCATTAATGCCTAGATCAAAGATGTAGATAAGGTTGCCCTCATCAATCTGACCATTACGACTTCTAGCTGCGTTTAATGCTTGTTTCATGCAGGTCATAATGTGGTATTTGATTTCTTCTAACTCATAGTCTTCTTCGGTAAGCTCATCCTTGCCGATCTTCTTCATCAGGTTGTCATACTGATTGGTAAAGAAATTTAGCTTTCTTACTGCACCTTCTACATAGCCACGAGAGCTTGCCGCCTGCGCTTGCTTTTCGTTTATCTTTACCTCAAGCATTTCACGCTCAAGATCATCTGTCTCTGTTTCTAGCTTGCGCTCTAGCTTTTTGAGCTTTACTTCTTCTTTCTTCATCTTGAAGTAACCCTCTTGCAAGGCTGCTTTAGTCTTTTCAATCTCAGCCAAGCTATGCTTGATAGAGCGAATAGGAGTAATAGCTGTAACATCAAGTGTTACGCTCATCATCTGGGAGTGTGACTTGTAAAAGTTACTAGATGCCTTTGCGATTGCAGGAGCTTTTTCCTGTATGTTTGCCAACATAGATTTGTATTCAGGCTTCGCTTGTGGAAGCTGAATGTTAATGTCGGGCGTAGTAAGTGCTACTTCTTGTGTTGTATCTTTTGGCATTATTCAGGCTTTGTTGGCGTGGTGTGAGTATGAGGCCATCCTGATGCAGTTGGCAAGTCTCTGAGTGCTTTGCGGTATGTAACCCACTCAGCCTTTTTATCTGTGCTTAACGCAGTATCGGAAAGCTGTGTCCAATCAGATTCGGCAAGAAGTGTTGTTCTATTGTTTCTTGCGCTTTCTGCTGCTTCGGCATCAATACGAGCACGGTATGCTGTGGTTTGTGCGTCAACTGTTTGTACCTTACCATCATCGTCTGTGTATTCAGTAAACACTGGCCCAACAGAATTGACCGTCATCCAGTTGCCGTCAGAATTTTTTTCTACACCAGACCTAAAACTAAACTCATAAGGCGGGGTAGTTTTAGCTTGAGCACTTTCCATAACAGGATCTGCACCAAGATCATCTAGTCTTTCTTTAGTAAGCGTTGGTTCTAAAACAGGACGAGTTTTCTTGTGCATGATTCGAAAGGTTATTTCCGTTACCACCTCACCTGTTTCTCTTATTCTTATTAGTCCCATGACTAAACTCCTTTATGTTGCTATTGCATAGAAGATGTAATCAACACTGCTTTGATTTAAATAATTCCCAGTCGCTTGGTTTACGATAAAACCTGAATTATCAGGGTCTATATCATCAGCATCAGTTACTTGACCAGGTGTATTATTTAGTTGAAGAAACGGATCATTTCCTGCTATAATTCCTCTTGCAGTATCATAAACTATCCAACTACCTGTCTGACTTGTTGGCTTAATTACAACAAACTTAGCACCACTAGTAAATCCACAGTCAATAACACGGCCTGTTGTTCCATCCCCAGTATAGCTTCCCACCTTGGATACACCAGCAACGGTAGCGAAAAGGTAGGCTATGTAGGTTTCTCCTGAACCATTTACAAGATTATGATTACCAACTGAAAATACACTTGCAGTTGGTGCAGTATCATTCCAAGCAAAATCACCATCTGATGTTGGGTCAGTAGTATTTAGCCTTAAATAATCTGTTGCATCTCCTGCATATACCATCCAATTATTAACACCACTTCTTCTCTTAACCCAAATCATTTCTGGAACAACACCAAGGCTATGGTTTACAGTACGCCCTGAAACTCCTGTGCCTGTGTAAGCAACCACATCGAAATAGCCAGGCGCACGTTTCCAACCCCACAAAAAGTGGTTAGGTACAGCAGTATCCCACATGCCATCCATTCTATCCGTTATCGCATATTGATTTGCAACTTCCGCACTGACTTGATTTGTATACAGGACTTTGCCAGTAAGTCTAGTCGTCGCATACCAATCGTAAGTGTTGTTAACTAATCTTAGCAGTGAAAAATCAGTGACAAAACCAGTTACAGGGCCATCACCACCACTAGTATACGCATCCATACCAAATACCTTAGTCGCATCTGTAGGTGCAGCTAGTGGGCCTCTGCGTATTGCCATGTAGATGTAGTTATCACCTGATTGACCGAAATTAAAACCAGTAGCATCAAAAGATGGCCCATTATAATCTGCCTCTGCATTAGTTAAATTAGCCCATAAATATGCGTCATCGTTAGAATTAACTGGAGTCCACCCACGAATGACATCTAAAATTATCCAGTTAGTACTATTATAATTTGATGACTTTAATAAAACCCATTGAGGTTCAAACCCCAATTCAGCACGTCCATTGTAGCCAGAAATACTCCCACACTTAATTATATCTTGGTCTTGATTAGGGCCAAACTCACCGTCAGAATCGTTGTGTGCGAATAGGTAGGCTACATATGGAGCACCACTTACACTATGGGTTGTGCCAACAGTAAACTGTGTACTTGTAGGCTCAGTATCTCCCCAGTAAGTGCTATTTGCATATGATTGGTCACTTCGATTTAAAAACACTGCATTAGTGGCTGCAATGCTTCTATGTTTAACGCCCCAATTACCCGCATCATTTAGTCGTTTTACAATAATCATTCCAGGCACTGAGCCAAGATTATGATTTATGGTTTGAGTGCTATTATTTCCAGTATATGTAACGATATCAAAAAATTTAGGGGCTTTGCGAAATGTCCAAGAGACGTATTTGTAAGAACTGCTATTCATACTACCCCAGTTGCCTATGGTATAACCATTATTATTAAAGGCAGTTAAAGAGTTACTACTTTGCGTATCTTCTGCATCTGAAGCATTAGACTCAAGATATTTTTCTACACCTCGTGCTGTATCAATCAACACATGTCGGGTAGAGGTGTCTCTAAGTTTAGTCCAAACCAAACCACCTTCGCCACTTAAATTAATACCATTATCAACAACTTTTGTAGCACTCGTACCTTGGTATACAAACGTGGAGAAAACATCGTCTACATCAGTCGCAACATTCCCCACTGTAGGCCATTTGTTTTTCTTTTGTAGCTCTACAACTTCGTCTATTGACCACACCCCTGGAGCAGAAGTTGACTGTAGGTTATTAGCAGGCTCGACAGCCGTGGCTCTAATTATATTAGCCTCGTATCGTTTATCACTCATTCAATTACATCCCATGAAGTTGTTTCTTCGTTCCATGTGTACTTGTTGCCATCAGTGGGATAAGAAACAGGTGGTTCCCATTGGCAAGACGTTTCGTTAAGAGTCCAACTAGAGTACGGTTGAGGCGCTATAAAAGCATTTTTACTACTGTCATAAGAGTAACCAACCCCTGCAAAATTTTTACGAAGATTGCCGTTGTAGCTAGTTTGCTTCCACGTACCTCCGAATAAAGTTTGACAAAAGGATATGCCAAGACTTTCTTGTTCTACATTGTTCTCGTCAAGAAGTTCAGCGTTATTGACAACAATAACTCGCAAAACCACATCGTTAGAGTCTAATTCTGCAAAATGTGCCATTAGAAAGTTATGCTCCCTGATCCTGTGAATTTATAAATGTTGTAAGAGCCATCTGTGCTAGTTGTTGGTGATCCAGTTGTTGCTGATGCTGTAGAAAGTGTGCGAATAATTACAACACCTGATCCACCTGGGCCTGGAGTTCCAGAAGAATAATTGTTACCTCCGCCTCCACCACCAAGATTTGCACCACCTGATCCACCTGTATTACTTAAATTAGCGCCATTTCCGCCGCCACCCGTTCCACCAGAGCCTGGAGTTGCACTTGAATAGGCACCTCCGCCTCCGCCTCCTGCGTAAGTTACAGAACTTCCTGTGATAGTGTTGGCAAGACCATTACCTCCATTACCTCCACCATTATCTCCATTCGCACCCGCAGCGCCTGCGCCGCCGCCTCCCGCAGCGGTATAAGAAGTTCCACCGTAAGACGGGCCACGATCACCACCATCATTACCTTGACCAACAGTTCCTGACCCACCATCACCATTGCTTGGGCCGTTACCCGCACCACCACCAGATCCGCCATCTCGCCCTGGCACTGCACCATAAGTTCCACCACCACCGCCACCTACTGCGGTTTGACTGTTGAATGTGCTATTTGTGCCATCACTTCCTTTGTCATTTGTACTCGCACCCGCTGCACCCGCTGCACCAACTGTAACGGTATATGTAGTACCCGCAGTAAGGGTTTGTGAGGTTTGGTAGATGTAACCACCCGCTCCGCCGCCGCCACCTTGTCCATTACCTGCGCCACCGCCACCTGCCACCAAAAGATTATCAATAATCACTGGCTGTCTAGGCCAATCTGAAACATTCTGCATCTGCGTTGAGAGCGACCATACACCTTGATAATTTGGCATTATGAAAGCCCCCCATGACCATTAGAAGTACCTGCACTTTTAGTCCCATCTTCACAGTCACCAAAGTCAGCACCATTACCTAATGATGCAATAGTAACATAGTTTAATACTGCATTTCTTTGAAACAACGCCCTAGTTTTACTTGACCCTGCATATCCATCGCTATGTGTTCCATCTAAATCTCCAAAATCTGTACCATTTCCTGTGCTTGCAGTGGTAAAATACTCTATTACATTGACCTCTACTGAACCAGTATAACCACCACTAACTAAAGATCTAGTAGAACTTGCACATGTTGCTGTACCTGTTTTAGCCGCACTTAAATCTCCAAAGTCTGTTGCATTACCAGTAGAGCTTATAGTTATGTAATCAACAGTGTTTACAATAGTCATTATGTATTACCCCCAAAGAACACACCTCTTGTTGTGTTACTAGTTCCTGAGTTCATAATTTCCCTACCAACGGTTAAATCCCCAAAATCAGTTGCATTTCCAGTATTTGCTATAGTTATATACTCTATGACATTTGATGATCCTCCTGCTCCTGCAAATACGCCTCTGGTATCATTTGCTAAACCTGCACTTAACCATTTGTTAACGGTCAAATCACCAAAGTCTGTTGCATCTCCTGCACTAGCAGGGTTTACATAATCCATTGTCTTAACAAAACTACCTGTAAAACCGCCTCCTGCTACTGATCTGGTTGCATTACTTAAAGCTCCAAAGTGTGATCTTCCTTGCGTCAAGTCTCCAAAATCAGCTTCATTACCTAATGATGCAATATTAACAAATCTAATATCTACAATCTCATTTCCTGCGATAGCTAACCTACCACCAAATCTGAGCATACGAGAAAAATCAGAAAGCGGGGTTACACTCCCACTCGCACCACTAGGCTCAGAATAGCCAAACGCATTATAAGCCCAAACATTAAACGTGTAGGCAGTGCCGTTTGTTAAACCAGTAACGGTGATGGGTGATGATGAACCTGATGTGCCTATGCCATCATTTGATGTAGCGACATACCCAGTAATAGCAGATCCACCAACATCAGTCGGCGCTGTAAATGAAACTGTCGCCTGTGAAATTCCTGCGGAAGCACTAACACTTGTAGGGCTGTCTGGTGCGTTCAGCCCGTCTTGACCTATAAAGCCGCCTCTACCTCTAGCCATGTGCGACTCCTATTAGTCGGTGATTTGCTCGTAGCTTACAATTACTTCTAAATCGCTTGCAGTACCCGCAGTTGCAGTTATCGAAGTATTCTCTTCAAGATAAATTGCGGTGCTCTTGTCCAACACAATCAACGATGCGTCAGCAGGAACAGACACGGTTGCAACAAGCGAGTATGCTGTGCCCCCACCTGATGCCGCGCTGTGTACATCTATAGTTATGTCACAAGCATTTGTGCCATCTACGTTAGCAACTTGGATCATGTTCACTTTTAAAACATCATCACTCGATGCTGCGTTGCTTAGAAGTGTAGTCTGTGATGTTG